AATGAATTTATTGCATATGACGAAACATTAATCAGCAGTTTAAAACTTGCTACAATGGAAAGCAGAGATATATACAAACGTACAGGGCAAGTACGTTGGTACAAAAACATTGTAAAAGGTAAAACATATGTTGCTGGTTTAGATCCAAGTTTAGGCACAGGCGGTGACAATGCCGCAATACAAATATACGAATTGCCGGGTATGAAACAGGTAGCAGAATGGATGCACAACAAAACTAGTATTACAGAACAAATAAGAATACTTAGGCAAATGCTACAAGAAGTTGACGAGAATGCACCAGACAGTGAAATATATTGGAGTGTTGAGAATAATACACTAGGAGAAGCGGCTCTGATAGTTATACAAGAAATGGGCGAAGATAATATTCCAGGAACTTTTGTAAGTCAACCTCGCAGTGCTAATAGAGGATTTAGAAAAGGATTTACTACTACAAACAAAAGCAAGTTGGCGGCATGTAGTAAACTTAAAACATGGGTAGAAACAGATAGAATGGAAATTGCCAGCAGTGCATTGTTAAGAGAGATCAAAACATTTATTGCTAGGGGTAGCAGTTTTAGTGCCAAAGAAGGTGAAACTGATGATCTGGTAATGGCATGTGTATTAGTAGTACGCATAGCACAACAGGTAGCACAATATGATGAAAATGCATATGACGAACTAAGGGATAGTTTCTCAGACGAAGAGTCAGTTGAACCTATGCCATTTACGTTTTTAACATAAATACATTAAAGGACTTTAGTATGATTAGTGGCGAAACTATAGCAAACGATATTTTTAAAATATTAAAAGGTAACGGATATAGCATTAAGATTTTCACCGATGAAGGTGAGAATACTGTTGATCCAAATGCCGCTAGACGTTTTTACATACCTGAACTAGGCAGTATGGTTAACTTAGACGAAACAGATTCAAAAAGAGAAATCCGTGTAAGTGTTAATCAAAATACTGATGTAAATGAATTCAAAGATACACTTGCATTGCTAAAAAATTTAGCAAACCGTAATGTTATCGAATATACGTTAAAAAGTTTTACAAAAGCAATTACACCTAAAGACCAAGATTACCAAGCACAAAAGGCGAGAGATATGAAACAAGATGTATCAGAAGGCATTAGTCCTGCATATGGCAGTAGCAAGAGCAGTTACCAGCAGTTAGAGAATGCCAAATTAATTATCAAACATAACAAACCAGTTAACGAAGAATCACGTGGCAGTAGAAGCAGAAATATCAGTGCTATCTATATTGAAAGTGCAAACGGTGAACGTTACAAAATGGAAACCAATAACTTAGCAGGTGGCAGAGCTATGCTACGTCATGTTAAAGAAGGCGGTACACCATATGATGATTTTGGTAGACATATCAGTGAGCAGTGCATAGAACTTAAAAAACTAAAAGAGTTCAAAAAGTATAGTTTTCGTAATGGCTTGGTAAACGAAGACACAACTGATATTGTAGAAGCAGTAAGTAATAGAATTAGCAGTTTAAGAGAAGGCATTAACAAACTAAAAGGTTGTAAATGCTATCATGAATCAAAAGAGAAGTTTGAATCAAAAGAAGTTAAAATTAATGAAACAGACAGAAACAAACTTCGTAATCAGTTTACAGTACGCACATTTGATGAAAGTTTAGATGAAGCGTTACCGTATGTAAATGCATTAGTTAAAGAGATGAAAGCAATCAAAGAAGCTGATGACTTTGCAAAAGAGACCATGGATAGTCTTGTAGATACTATAGCCAAAATGGATACAGTATCATTACGCAAGGGTATCAATGTAAAATCTGATCCTGAGAATCCAATGAACTTGAGAAGTTTTGGAAACATGCCTAAGGAAAATCAGATTGCAGTAGTTATGGAATACTTAGGTAACTCCATTGACTATGCAAAGAAAGGTGAGGATCAGTTAAGTCAGTTGTTGACTAGAATGAGCGATGAAATGGAACGTGTCAAAGACAAAGCCATTATGATGTCAGGAGTACAAGCAATTAACTCCTTATTCAAAAAGCTCACAGCTACAGCAACTGAAGACACAGGTGTTAGTGAAGATTGGGAGGAAACATTCGAAAGTAATTTTAATAATTACGATTTTAATAAACTTTTTAGTTGACATCCAACTTTAGATAACATATACTAATGACTATATAAGTAGTCATGAGGCATACTTAGGCAAAACACATAGGCAACATTTAGGAGAAAAACTATGGCAACATTGGCAGAAATTCGTGCAAAATTGCAAGAGCAAGAATCAAGCGGCGGACGTGGTTCGCAAACAGGTGGCGATAACGCTATCTTCCCTTTTTGGAATATCCCAGAAAATTCAACAACGGTACTACGCTTCTTACCAGATGGTGATGCGAGTAACACTTACTTTTGGCGTGAACGTCAGATGATTCGTTTAGGATTCTCTGGTGTAAAAGGAGACTCAAACAGTCGACCAGTTACAGTAAACGTTCCGTGTAACGAAATGTGGGGACCGACAGGATCATGTCCTGTACTAGCTGAGGTACGTCCTTGGTTTAAAGATCCAGCATTAGAAGACATGGGTCGTAAGTATTGGAAAAAGCGTTCATACGTTTTCCAAGGCTATGTAGTAGAAAGCAGTTTGCAAGAAGATACTACACCTGATAATCCAATTCGTAGGTTTATTATTAACCCAAGTATTTTTAATATTATTAAAGGTGCTTTGATGGATAGTGACTTTACTGAACTTCCTACAGATATTGAGCAAGGAACTGACTTCCGTCTTACTAAGACAACTAAAGGTCAGTATGCTGATTATTCAACATCTAGCTGGGCACGAAGAGAACGTAGCTTAGATAGTAATGAGCGAGCGGCTATTGAATCGCATGGCTTATTTAATCTCAATGATTATCTTCCAAAGCAACCAAGCGAAGAAGAACTTGGTGTAATTGGAAAAATGTTTGAAGCCAGTGTAGATGGTCAAATGTATGATCCAGAACTTTGGGGCAACTATTATCGCCCTGCTGGAGTACAGATTGATACTACCAATAGTGCTCCAAAAGGTTCGGCTCCGGCAGAGACAGCGGCTCCAAGTCCTGCTCCTCAGCCAGCACCTGCTCCAGTAGCAGAAGCGGCACCTGCTCCAGTTACTCCACCTGAAAAACAGGAACAAGTAGCGGCGGCAGTAGCGGCAACCGCTCCAGCTGAAGGCGGTGCAAAACCTAATGCCCAAGACATACTTGCGGCAATTAGAAACCGTAGCAACTAATAATAACATTATTAAGTAGGCGGCGTTAAGTCGCCTACTGTGGCTTTATGGAGAAATAGATGGCAAAACCTTTTGATGTAAGTAAATTCCGCAAAAGTATTACTAAGAGTGTACCTGGACTCAGTAGCGGATTTAGAGACCCTGATACATGGATCTCAACAGGTAATTATACACTAAACAAATTGCTAAGTGGAGACTTTAACAAAGGTATTCCGCTGGGTAAAGTAACAGTGTTTGCAGGCGAATCAGGTGCAGGTAAAAGTTTTATCTGTAGCGGTAACCTAATCAGAGAAGCACAAAAACAAGATATTTTTTGTGTACTAATTGACAGTGAAAACGCACTAGATGAACAATGGCTCAAAGCACTTGATGTTGACACTAGTGAAGATAAATTGTTAAAACTAAACGTAGCAATGATTGATGAAGTTGCTAAAGTTATTAGTGAGTTTATGAAAGACTATAAAGCAACATATGCGGACAAAGAAGAAGAAGACCGTCCGAAAGTATTGTTTGTGATTGATAGTTTAGGTATGATGCTTACTCCAACAGATGTGGACCAGTTCACTAAAGGTGATATGAAAGGTGATTTAGGTCGTAAACCTAAGGCACTTACTGCACTTGTAAGAAACTGTGTAAACATGTTTGGTGACTACAATGTAGGATTAGTAGCAACTAACCATACATATGCTTCGCAAGATATGTTTGACCCTGATGATAAAATTAGTGGTGGACAAGGCTTTATCTATGCATCAAGTATCGTTGTTGCTATGCGTAAATTAAAACTCAAAGAAGACGAAGATGGTAACAAAGTTACTGATGTTCGTGGTATTAGGGCGGCGTGTAAAGTAATGAAAACACGTTTTGCTAAACCTTTTGAAAGTGTACAGATTAAGATTCCTTATGAAACTGGCATGAATCCCTACAGTGGATTTGTCGACTTATGTGAAAAACTCGAACTTCTGAAGAAAACTGGTAACCGTTTGGAATATACTAGTCCAACAACAGGTGAAGTTCTCACACAGTTTCGTAAAGCATGGGAATCAAATACAGACGGATGTTTGGATTTGATTATGACCGAATGGGGGCAAAAAGACCTTCCGGAGGTAAATATCCAGGAACCAGTCTTAGACGAAACACTTGAGGAAGAACCTATACATGAAAATGAGTGATGATGAGGTAGCTACATATGTTGATATGTGGCTATCCATAAAACCCTATATCAACCCCAAAGACAAAGAATTGGCATGTGAAAAGTTTCTAGCAGTCATTGATGAGAATATCTGTGAGCTAGGCGAAGTATGCGATGAATGGTTTGGGAATGACTCAACTCTTGACAGAGTGCTTAGAGATGTTTATTATGAAGATGCATATGACGACATCGACGAGGATTCTGATATAAATGATGATTGGTAAATGACCTGGTATAGTAAAGTAAGACAGGATATAGCTAACATAGTTCCTGCAATTCAACATTTCGAACAACAACTAGATGAAGCAAGATTAGATTGCGGACTCAAAGGCAATGTGGAAAAACATTCACGTGATATGCCGGGTATAGTTGAGTATCGTTTTAATCAATTGCAAGAACTAGAAGCTATACTTGAGTATCTCAATATTGAAATGCGTAAGATAAAAACAGGGCATTACAAAAAATATCTTGAAGGATACAATAAAGCATTATCAAGTAGAGATGCTGACAAATATGCTGAAGGTGAACAAGAAGTAATTGACCAACAACATATTATTAATGAAGTGGCATTGATTCGAAATAAGTTTATGGGATTGATAAAAGCCATCGATGCAAAGCAATTTCAGATAAACAACATTGTAAAGCTGAGAGCGGCTGGATTAGAGGATGTAAGTTTGTAATGGATAGTAATAGTGATTATAATTTAAATATTGAACTAATTTTTCCTACTGCAATAGGTATTGTAGATAACGATAATTTTGAAGACCACTCAACACTTATGGATCTAGAATATAAGGTTACAGAAGCTTCTCATGGACAGTTTGAACAGTCAGAAGACACATATGTATTAGATAATCATGTACCTAATTTAAGAAATTGGATACAACAACAATTAGATAATTATTCAAAGTATGCACTATCGACTCATCAAAAATTAAAATTTACACAAAGCTGGTGTTTAAAACACAATGATTCAAGACAGGAAGTATTCCCACATTCACATCCTAACAGTATTATCAGTGGTGCTTATTATGTAGCGGCTGAAGAAGAAAGTGCTAACTTAACATTTCACAGGAAAAACATTAATATGTCTCCTAGTGTTATATGGGAAATGGATCAAGAGATGATAGCAACAGCCCCATGGAATTTTCATTGGAAGAAAGTTGCAAGTAAGCAAGGACGTTTGGTACTGTTCCCTTCACAACTTATGCATTCTGTTGATGGGAAAAAGCCTATCGATGGAACAAGATGCGTTTTAAGTTTTAATACATGGTTTGAAGGCGGTATCGGAAATGATGATAAATTGAATAGGTTAGGTCCAATATGATAGTAACAATAGCAAGTGACCACGGAGGTTACAAAGTAAAAGAAGCAATCAGTGAATGGTTGATAGAACAAGGACACAATGTTA